AGTTAGAAGTTAGAAGTTAGAAGTTAGAAGATTTATAATATGTAATATTTTTGTTTTGAAATTTATAAATTAGTATTACTGGTTAGAGTTAGTTTAGTATTAAGTATATTCGAAGTAGTTTTTTAGCTATTTTCATACATTTATATTACTTAATTATATATAGCCTAACTAACTTAATATACCAGTGAAATATTGACTAAAATGCCTAAATATGTTATCATACAAGTCAGTCAAATAATTTGGCAACATTAAATATTTAGTAAATTTCTAACATTTATGGAAGAAATTTCTAGCAAAGAAGGTGAGATTTATATGGCTGGTAAAAAAATATTAGCAACAAACAAAAGAGCAAGACATGAATATTTTATAGAAGAAACTTATGAATGTGGAATTGAATTAAAAGGAACAGAAGTAAAATCAATAAGACAAGGCAAAGTTAACCTAAGTGATGGATTTGCATCTGTAGATAATAGCGAAGTATTTTTAAAACAAGTTCATATAAGTCCATATGAGCAAGGAAATATATTCAATGTTGATTCTTTAAGAGTTAGAAAACTATTACTTCATAAGCATGAAATAAGAAAGCTTATTGGAGCAACTACTATAAAGGGGTATTCACTTATACCACTTAGTTTGTATCTAAAAAACGGTAAAGTTAAAGTAGAGATTGCCTTAGCAAAAGGTAAAAAACTATATGATAAACGTCAAGATATGGCTAAGAAAGATGCACAAAGACGTATAGAAAGAGAAATGACAGGTAAGTATTAAACTAGATAAAACTGTATTTTTTAGAATAAAATTCTTTATTATCTAGAACATAACATTGATTTTTATTCTTAAAAGTATTATATTATATATACATTAAAAATTTAATAAAAATGGTGATAAAGTTTGCGAAAAGTCTACTGGACTATAAACTACTCAAGGGGGCGTAAAGGTTTCGACGTGGGTTTGGAACTTGAGGCTGCATGTCGTGTTACTCTGGGTCACGTAAAAACTGGGGAACTTTAAAATAAACGCAGACGATAATTTCGCGATAGCAGCCTAGTTGCTGCTCGTCCCTCTTAGTCCTCCTGCCGACTAAGACTGGACGTCATTATGCAGGGAACTACTTTAGGGGTGTCTCGACTTAAAGTAGATTAATTGGGACTGGCTAAGCATAGAGCCTGCCACTTGGCGCTATGTGAGGTGAGATATTAGTGAAGTTGGCTAAGCATGTAGATGCAGCAAGGAAAAGATTTGCGGACAGGGGTTCGACTCCCCTCGTCTCCACCAATTTTGAAAATGAAACAATTGAATGATTGGGATTACTTAGTTTTAGGCTAAGCAATCCTTTTTATTTTGTTGGAAAGCACACAATCAGCACACAACCATGGATTTACATTAAAAATGGTAAGATTTAATATACCCTATTTCTATCAAAAAATATCATTTATTTTATCAACAGCGTCTTGCTTGGTATTGTGCATAACGTGTGTATATATATCCATAGTTATACTTATATCATAATGACCCATTAACGTCTGAACAGTCTTAGGAGGGACACCAGCCTCGAATAATCGTGTTGCATATGTATGTCTAAGAGCATGAAATTTAATTTTAGGTATATTTAATTTTTTTAGCAAAGAATCTAAAATTTTACCAGGTCTATTATTGTTTAAAGCAAGACCTGTATCATTACAAATTACATAATTATTATTTATATAAGCATCACCTAACAATAATCTTTGTTCTGTTTGTTGTATTTTATGTCTTTTCAATTTAACTAAAATATTTCTTGGAATGGGAACTGTTCTTATAGAATTTTTAGTCTTTGGATACTGCTCAATAATCTTTTTTTCTCTAGTTCCATCTTTCTTTATCTCAGTAACTCGTTGTAAAGTCCTGTTAACAGTTAAAGACTCATCATCAAAACTAATATCACTCCATTTCAAACCAAGTAATTCTCCTAGTCTTAAACCTGTACTCAAAGCAAGGAGAAAAAGTATTTCAAACTTATCTCCATCAATGCTATCAATAAATTTTTTTTGGTCAGTAATACTTAATATTTGTACCTCTTTTATCTTGTTATCAGATGGTAGTGTTACCATTTTACAATAATTTTTTTGAATATAACCTTGTTTTTCTGCTTCTGTTAGGCAAGGCTTTAATCTTGTATTTAGAGTTATAATTGTTGATGCAGGTTTGTTATATACATCCATAAGTTTATTGTAATATCTTTGTATATGTGTAGCTCTTAAATCTATTAATTTTATTTTCCCAAGTTCAGTATCTTTTATGTAATTTCTATAAATACCCTCATATCTTTCAAAAGATTTAGGTTTTAAATCTTTTGCCCTATAATCAAATAACCAAGTATAAAACCAATCCTCAAAGGTTATTTTATCAGCTGAGACTATAGAGCCTAAGAGCATCTTTGTCCTATAAATATCTAATTTTTCTTTTACCTCTTTTTGTGTTTTTCCAGTAAATTGTTTTCTTATAAGTTTGCCTTTTTCATCACGACCAATACTTATAGAAGCACGCCATCCTATCTGAACACCATTTCTTATATTTTTAACAATAGACCCCTCGCCATTAGCTCTTTTAGTTGCCACTTTGTCACCTCTTATACAGTATTAATTATATTTATTATACTACATAATTATCTTTTTTTATTATACGCATTTTCTTTGTTGATAAAATAATTTGATAATTTATAAGCACTAATATCTAATGCTTTTGATAATGATATAATTTGTCGTATAGTAGGGCTATTTATAAAAATATCTTGTTCTAAGCGTGAAATATAACTTTGACTAATATTAGCAATTTTACTTAATTGTTTTTGAGTTAAGTTTTTATTTTTTCTAGCTTGTTTTAGCATTAGATGTCACCCAATATTATTATATGTCGAAGTAAGTCACAATATTCGTCGTACGAATATTTCTGCTATGGTAAAATATGGTAATATATAAGTATAAATAACTCATGTACATAAGATTATTTAAAAGTAGAAATTTTAATTTTTTAATCAAAATAGGGGTGATTTTATGTGCAAAAATAAGATAAAAAAAGCAATTTCTATAAATGAATTAAAAAAAAAGAATAAAGAAGATTATGATTATTTTATAAAATTTGTAATTAAAGTCGCAGAAAAAAAGAATAAATGAGATAGATTCATGTTATTAGCTTTAATAAATTATGAAAAATACATTGGCACATTGTCAATGTATTTTATTTTGTCAAACAATTCAAAAGGATAAACTATAAATCTAATTATTTTTTAGGTGTTAAACAACAATTTTCAGACCAGATAGAAACAAATTTAAAAAATGTGTATGTTGATAAAAATGAGTTTTACATTTTAAAAGGTAAAACCTCTAAGCAGGGTTGAAGACCTATTGATGAACACATAATTAAATTGGAAATAAAGATTATTTCACAATCCCCTTTAAAAGGGAGCGTCAGATTCTAATAGAGTATACTTTGAAATTAGAAATAGCAAAAGAAAAATGTATTTTATTTTGTCGAACGATTCAGAACTATATATTGACATATTTTTCTTATTTAAAACGAAATTATTGTATAATAAAAATAACAAACTATAAATCCAATCATTTTAGGGGGAGGCGATTATGTGGATTTTTCAGATAAAATAAAACAGTTTAGTAAAAGAATAGAGGTGATAAAGGAAAATTTAACTACAGAAGAAGCAACAAAAACAGCATTAATAATGCCTTTTTTCCAAATATTAGAATATGATGTATTTAACCCATTAGAATTTATACCAGAATATGTAGCAGATGTTGGTGTTAAAAGAGGTGAAAAAGTAGACTATGCGATATTGGATGATGGTAAGCCAATCATACTAATAGAGGCTAAGAATATAAAGGACAAACTTACTAAACATGATGCACAATTGTTCAGATATTTTACAGCTACAGAGGCAAGGTTCGCAATACTTACAAATGGAATAATTTATAAGTTTTTTACAGATTTGGAAGAAAAAAATAAAATGGATGAAAAACCATTTATGACCATAAATTTATTAGATATAGATGAAAATAAAATATCTCACTTAAAGAAATTCGCAAAAACAACTTTTGATGTAGATGTAGTTTTTAACATAGCATCTGAATCAAAGTATACTAATCTGATAAAAGAGCAACTAAATGAACAACTTGAGAGTCCATCTGATGAATTTGTACGATTTATAATAAACGATTTTTATAATGGTGTGAAAACGCAGAATGTTGTTGAAAAATTCAGACCTATTGTAAAAAGGTCTATTCTACAGTTTGCGACTGATTTTATGAATGAAAAGTTAAAGTCATTGTTAGAAAGTAATGATGATGAAGACGAAAAAGAGAAAAAGAAGATAATTGATAAAAAAGCTAAAGAGGAAACTGAAAGAAAAAATAAAGAGAAGACTGAAAAAGAAAAAATGAGAAAAGTTGAAGAATGCCAAAAAGAAGAAACAAAAATAGAGGTTGTTAAGGAAGACCAGCAACAAATAAGTGCTGAGGAAAAAGAAGCTTTTGATATAGTACAAGATATTTTAGGAGATTTATCATGCAAAGAAGATATAACCTATAAGAAAGAAAAAGAGTGGTTAAATATATTATATAAAGCTGATTCCAATTTATGGATATGTAACATAAAGCTTACTTCTTCTGATAAGTTAATCTCTTTACCAAATCAAAATAATGAGCCTGTAGAGTATCGTATGGATGAAGTCATAGATATAAGAGAATTGAAAGATGAGTTAATATTTGTACTATCAAAGTATACCAATTAAGAAATATAAATAAAAAATACATTGACTAATTCAGTCAATGTATTTTTTATTTATATTTCTTTGTTAGAGCATTGAGCATTTTAAAAACTGCTTCTCTATCTTCTTCATCAAGTTTAAATATTATATCAGTTATTTTTTTTACATCATCATCAATTTCTAAATCTTCTAAAGTACTATCATATGTTTTTTTATCTTCTGTAAATCCTAAAAGATAATCAATGCTAACTTCAAAGTAATTTGCTAAGGTACAAAGAGTATCAAAATCAGGTTGTTTTCTATCTGTCTCATAGCCTGCTATAGTTGACCTTTGCTTATTAATAATTTTAGCTAAATCCATTTGAGTCAAATTATGTTCTTTTCTTAACTGTGCTAGTCGTTCATAAAATTTACTCAATTAAATCACTCTCCATAAGTAAGATTATATCCAAAATGGTTTCTATAAGTAACTACATGTTTCTAAAAAAAACTTTTTCTCTAAAAAAACTTGACAAAGTTGCTAAAAGAAACTAATATATAAAATATAAGGTTTCCAAAAGAAACATTAAAAGGAGGGATATTATGAGAAGCAAGTTAAAGCAATTAAGAATAAAAAAGAACTTAACACATAAAGTTATGGCTAAAGAGCTTGGAATATCACGTTCTTATTATACTTCAATAGAAATGGGAAATAAAACGCCCTCTCTAAAAACAAGTATGAAAATAAAATCATTTTTGAAATATTATAAGGATGATATTTTTTTAGATGATAAAGTTTCTAAAAGAAACAACCTTGATTAATTCTATATCAAAATTGGAGGAAAGTAAATGTTACAACAATGCCAAAATATATATCAAATTAGTAGGGAAAATGCTAGATTGACACAAGAAAAAGCATCAGAGTTATTGGGTATATCAGTAGAAAGTATTAGAGCTTATGAAAATGATAAAAGAATCCCAAATAATACAGTAGTAGCTAAAATGGTTTCTATATATAACAATAAACTATTAGGATATGAACATGTTAGAAGAAACACAGAGGCGGGGATAATGTTCTTACCAGAATTAAAAATAAAAAACCTTTCAAGTATAGCTTTAAAGTTACATAAAGAAATAAAAGATTATTTAAAAAAAGAAGATGACTTCATAGATATAGTTGAAGATGATGTAATTGACGAAGAGGAAGAAGAAGTTTGGAATGATGTAATGAACGAATTAGATGGTATATATGAAGCTATATTTGCATTAAAATTTGCTAAGAAATAGGAGGTATTTTTATGGAAGTTAATGAAAATATGCAAACAAAAGTTGTAAATCTTAAAACTAAAAAATCTAGAAAAATAATGACTGTAAAAGAGTTTTCTAAGGAATATGAAATAGGCATAAATAATGCTTATGAAATGACTCATATAAAAGGATTTCCTGCGTTTACAATAGGTAGAAAAATATGTATTTTAAGAGATAAAGTTGATGAGTGGTTTTTAGACAATATTGGCAACAAATTCTAAAATGTTAAGAAGTAGGTGACAAAGTGGGAGAGCTAGGTTGGATAAAACTACACAGAGCATTAAAAGACAATCCTACATGGAAAGCTTGTAAAGCTGAGAGAAAAGTTATAATGATAACTATGCTTTTATTAGCGAGTCATAAAGAAACGGTTATAACTTTAAACACAGGGAAAAAAGTTAAAATATTACCAGGTCAATTTATTACTTCTAGGAGTAGTTTAGCAGAAAAATGTGGGAAAGATGTTTCTGAACAAATGGTTAGAAGTGCATTACAGTTTTTTAAAAAGACTAATTTTTCAACCAACGAATCAACCAATGGCTATACTCTTGTAACTATTATAAACTGGGGGTTGTATCAAGATGTGGAGTCAAAGCAACCAACTAGTCAACCAGTAGTCAACCAGGGGTCAACCACAATCAAGAATGTAAAGAATGTAAAGAATAAAAAACTATATGTCGAGACTTCTAACGAGTATCGACTAGCAGAGTTTTTATTTAAACATATAAGAAAAAATAATCCTAATGCCAAAACACCTAATTTACAAAGTTGGGCAAAAGATTTTGATTATATTCTTAGGTTGGATAAAAGAAATTTAGAAGAGGTTCAAGAGTTAATTAGATTTTGTCAGAACGATAGTTTCTGGTGTACAAATATTTTAAGTGCTTCTAAGTTCAGAAAGCAGTATGACCAGTTATATTTAAAATATAAGAATGAAAAAAATCCATTAAATAAAAAAGCTAAAGAAGATGGAGTATATAATCCATATGATACAGACTTAATGATTTAGGAGAGGAGTAAGATATGAGTAGTGTAAATGATTTAGTTAAAAGTACAGAAGCAGAGCAATCTGTTTTAGGAAGTATACTGTTAGATGCAACAGCAATACGAGAAATAGAACCAATTTTAACCGAAGATATGTTTTACCATGAGGAACATAAAATTATATTTGATTCAATGAAAAAGATATATAAAAGAAATGAGCCTATTGATTTAATTACATTGACAGAAGAGGTAAAACATAAAGGTCACTTAAATCGTGTTGGAGGTATAAGTTATATAACTAGTTTATCAAATGTAGTCCCAAGTCTATCAAATGCTTTATATCATGCAAATATTGTGTTAGACAAATATAAAAATAGAAATATAATAGACAAATTTAATAAATTTAAACTTGGTGAAATAGATGATAATACATTGATATATCAATTAGAGCAAGACATAAATAAGATAGATAAAAAACTGATTAAAAAAGATACTAGTATATCAGCTATAACAACCAGGGCGTTCGACTATATATCTGATGGAGTAGAAGAAGGTATAGAAATAGGAATAGAAGTTTTAGATGAAACTATAGGTGGACTATACCAAGGAGAATTAACTACTATAGCAGCTAAGAGTGGAGGAGGAAAAACAGCTCTTGCACTACAGATACTAAGAAACGTTATTTTTCAAGGGAAAAAAGTTTTATTTATAAGTGGAGAAATGAGTGATATACAAATTTTATTTAGAAATATATCCTCACTAACTGGAATACCAATTGTAAAAATGAAGAACAGAGACTTAAATGAAAAAGAAATGATTGATTATATAAATGCTCTAGGTATTCTAAACCAAGACGAAATTTTGGATATAAATGATACTGTAAATACCATATCTGGAATTAAGAGAGAAATAAAAAGATTAAAACCAGATTTAGTTATAGTTGATTACTTACAAATTTTAGATTATGAAGGTAAAGAGGTAGGAGAGGCTAAGTTTGCTGAGTTATCAAGAGAAATGAAAAAGATAACGTTAGATTTTAACATACCAGTTATTCAATTAGCACAATTGAATGATGAAATGAGAGACGAAAGACCAAAGGGTGACCGACCTATGCGTAGTAGTAAGCAAATTTATATGGATAGTAACAATGTTGTTTATCTGCATAGACCTACAGAAAAAGAAGCTCTAGAGTATTGTAAATTAATTGGTATTGAAGACATAGAAGCACTTAGAAAAAGGGAAAAAAGTTTAGGTGTAAAGTTAACTGAAATAATAGTAGCTAAAAATAGAGATGGAGAGGCTAGATATACTCCATATTGGTATGTTGGATGTAGATTAACTTTTAAAAAATGTACTATGGCAAAAATAATATAAGGAGGTAAATATCAATGTATGAAGTAGAACTAATGGAGTTAATAGACAAAAGTAAAGATGGGAATGAATCAGCTTTTGAGTCATTATTAAAAATATTTGATAAAGATATACAAATAAATGCAAATAAGTATGTAAATTTATTACAAGGCGGTTTTGATTATAACGATTTAATTCAGGTCGCGAGAATAGCACTATGGAAAGCGTTAAGTAACTATAGTCACACTAAAGGTAAATTGCATCCTAAAGCATATTTTAAAAAAGCTATAAAATTATCCATGTTATCATTATTAAATAGTGGAAATAGAAAAAAACATAGAACTCTCAATAAAAGTATATCTTTAAACAATTTTATTAGTAAAGATGAACAAATTGAGCTTATAACACTTATAGACAATAATGAGGATGATATAGAATCACAAGTTATATCTAAAGAGATAACGAGAGAACTTAAAAATAAAGTGAAAAAAGATATTGTATATCAAACCGATATGCAAAGAAAGGTGATTAGTTTACGTGTAGATGGATATGAAGGGCGTGAAATAGAAAGAATCTTAGGAATATCTCTTAAGAGTATAAATTGTCATCTATACAGAGCTAGGAAAATAATAAAACAAAATCTAGGAAGTGTTAATTATGAAGCTTAAAAAGTTAATATCAAAATTGAGCAGACTTGAAGATGTTGAAATAGTTTTTCATATAAATGTGAAAAACATACCTATAATAAGTAGCATAAAATTGAGTAGTATTATTATGAATCATGATGAAGTAGAGATATATGGATTGAATAATTTTAAATTATATATCCCAGTAGATGAAATAATAGATATAGTTGAATATCCAGAGTCATTAATATTGTATAGTTTAAGTTTTCAAGTAATATTCAGATGGTAAAAGGGGTGTAAATATGACTTTAGATTTAAATATAAAAGAATTATATGAACTAGGATTTTCAGAAGAATTTATAGCTTTAGCAAAAGCTCATTTATTAGATGATTTTATCTTTAATGATGTACCAAAACTGTCTTATACAAATGTAGGCAAAATGTATGATATAAAAAAATATGAGATTTTTATTGTTGTGAACGAAACATTAATATATATTTTACAAACACAATATAAAGAAGAGTTTTTGCCTGTAGAAGAACAAATTTTATCCTTTGGAACTGTAAAGAAGATGTTAGAATATGTTTGCAAATAAAAAAGATGTTTTCTTAAGAAAACACCTTAAGTGTATGGAATACACTATACCCTCGACAAGTATAGTATATCCTATATTCTTAAAAAAATCAATTATAAGGGGAAGTTTATTATGAGAGATATTAAGATTAGAGATATAAAAGAGATAACATTGAGTGAAGCATATAGTATTTTTAAAGTCTTAAAATGTGGATTTATCATAAAAGATGGAAAACTAAAAGGTTTCACAAAATAATAATTGAATGGAGTGGTGTTATGAGTGATTTAAAAAGTGAGTCGTTTAAAAAGGCAGAGAATAAATTATATAGTTATAACAGAGTAAAAACAGAAATAAAAAATTTGAACTTAGAAATAGAAGAAAAAGAAAATTTATATATGGGTTGTTGCTCTATAGGATATGGAGAAAAGTCTGGAACTACTTATAATATTTCTAATTTGGTTGAAAGTGAAGTTCTAAAAAAAGAAAAAGAAGTTGAAAAAATAAAGAGGTATATAAAAGTGAAAGAGATTTTTATAGAAAAAATTGATAATGCAATATTATTACTAAATGAAGATGAAATTGCATTAATTAAGCATAGGTACTTTAGTAATAAAAAAAATTCATGGAACTATGTAGCTAATAAAATAGGTTTTTCTACTGCAAGATGTAAACAAATGCGTATAGAGATTATAAATAAGTTAAAAGATTTATTGAGTTAATTACATTGGCTAGTGACAAAATTACCATTATACCTATTAAGTTGGGTTTTATGTAGTGATTATACTAAAAGTGTAAAAAAAGTGTTTGAGTTATGACCAAAAATTATACTAAAACTATACGATTATTATACTAAATGTATACTCTTTTTATACTTAACTTGTTATATAATGAAGATAGGGTTAAGTAGTTAACTATGAATAGAATATTAGCATAAGTATATTAAGTTGTAGAGTAGAAGTTGTTAATCATACTCTAATTAGGCTAGATTATAAATCTAGTCTTTTTTTTATTCCTTCTTTGAAGTTTTAGTACAATATATACATTCTTTATAATGATTGGTATTATTAGATAAAAGGAGGTATGTTTTATCATGTTGTATGATATAACTAGTATAAATGGAGCATATAAATTTTTAAGTGAATATTTAGAGGTTGATAGAGATTATATAGACTTGTATATAAGAAGGAATCCATCAAAATATAAATTTAAAAAATTTATAGAAGAAATAGAGTTTATAAAAAAAATAAAATTTAATAATTTAAAACTAGAAGACATAGACATTATTCTTATACACATTACAACAAATGATGATGATTGTAATTCTATAAAAAAATATGGTCTAATTAATTTAATACAGGCTATAACTTTAGAAACTCCATTAAGTAAATATTTAAAGAGTTTTAATATTGTTTTTGATGTATATAACTATCTAATTTTTATTGATGAACAAGTATTTTCTATAAGAGATTATAAAGAAAGTAAAGAAGTTATAAGATTATTGTATTTAAAGTTATATGATGATTATAATATAAATGCTTTTTTTTATGTTAGAGATTTTAAATCATATGGTGGTAGAGTGCATGAAAAACCAGAGATATTATGTAATTTAAGCAAAGCATTTAATAACAAAAATATATCTGAAAAATGGAAAAATAATATACATAATAAATGCTATTCTGTAAAGTTCAAAGTTAGATTAGAAGAGTTAGAGTGGTATACTTTTTATGACAATATTGAGGAATACAAGAAAGATTATACTAAAAAAGATTTAATAAGAAATGAATTGGTAGAAAATGCTCTTAGTGTAATACATGAAGATTATTTCAAAAAAGACTCAAAATCAGAACTAATTGCATATTTAAAAAGAGAAGTATTGATTCCTTATAGTAATATAATTGAAATTGAAGAAATAAAATAGAAAAGTTTATATAAAATTATAATTTATTAGATTTTTGATACAACTGAATTATGGAGCATGAAAATTATTTTAATGAATAAACTTATTTTATGAAAGGCTAGATTTAATAATCTAGTCTTTTTTTATACTTAATATTGAAAGGAGTTGTTATATTATATGGGAAGATATAAGTTGTATAATCGATAAAGAATGTGAACTATCTAAAGATGGAAAGAGCTAAAAAAATAAATGGAAATTATTCCTAGGTTTAATAAATCTAAAGAAATGGGGGGAAGAAATGTAAAAGGTGAAAAGACCCGCAAAGCCAATAAAAAAGCAACAAGATGTACTCGACATCCAAGATTATCTAAGATATAAAAGTTATAGAAATTATGTAATCTTTATACTTGGTATAACAACAGGATATAGAGCAGGAGATTTAGTTAAATTAAAAGTAAGAGAAGTAAAAGAAGCTTTAAAAAGACAAGAATTTACTATTTGGGAAGGTAAGAAAGTAAATAGCAAGAATATAAGAGAAAAAAATAGAAAGCCTAGGACAGTAGAAATAAGACCAAAAGTCACACATATTTTAAAAAAATATATAAAAAATAAAAAAGATTATGAGTATATGTTTCCATCAAGAAAAAAAGATTATCCTTATATTGGAGTAGCTGCAATTAGTAAAATTCTTAAAGAAGCAGGAGAATATTTTGGATTATATGATATAACAGCGCATAGTATGCGTAAAACTTATGCTTATAAAATATATATTGATAGTGGAAAAGATATTGTGGCAGTTAAAGAATTGCTAGGGCATTCTTCGATAGAAGAAACGAAGGCATATTTAGGTTTAGATAAAGAGCTATATCATCATTACAGTAAATCGTTAGACGATTTTGTGAGATGATATTTTTTTATTTGCCTGTTTGAATGTCTAAAAATTTGGTGTATTACTATTTAAGGTGTCAAATTCTCTATATAAGAAGTAGGAAAAATTTAATTTGAATGTTTGATTTACTAAGAAAATAGAGGATTCAAATGAAAAAATACGAACTATATTTATTAAAAATATAATAATATTCGTATTGAAAAGAGGTGTTTTTATGAAAGAAATAGAGTTAAGTAATAAAGAGATTGAACTGATTATTTCAGTATTAGATTCTAAAATTTCTAGCAACTTAGATAAAGTTTTTGGTGATGTTCAATATAGTCCTACTTGTAAACATAGACTTAGAAAAGAAAATTCTATCATAGAAAATTTAATAGATAAATTAATAGATAGGCTTAATGGAATAGAAGTTGAAGGAAAAGAAAATGTTTTAAGGATAGATTGGAACATGGAAGAATTTGAGGGGAAGCTTAAAGAAGTTATTGAGGAATATCTTTGTAATGGCTAGAGAGTTCAGTCAAAGCTTTTATAATAGTAAAGCATGGAAAGATTGTAGGCAAGCAATTGTTAAGAAGTATCTAGGCTTGTGTGCTGAGTGTGGGAAGTTAGGAGAAGAAGTTCATCACATAAAACATTTAACTCCTAGTAATATAAATGATGTTGATATAGCCTTAGGTGAGGAAAATTTAATATTGCTATGTAAGGACTGTCATAGTAAAAAACATAAGAGTAAGAAAGATATTACTAGAGCAGGATTAAAATTTAATGAAAATGGGGAATTGATTTCGATTTAGAAAAAAATAGCATATCCCCCCCTAAAAACGACCCTGGGGGGCTGATTTCAAATACCGATGTCCCCACGTCAATTTTCCTCCGCATGAAAAAATCAGAATGGGAGGGGGGTTATTTAAAATAATTTACGAACAATTAGAGAAAGAAAAAAAGATAAAACAAGAGGTAAGCAGATTAAAGAAAAACTATAAAGATTTAGAAAAAGAAAAAGTTAAAATTTTAGATGGGTTAGTAAATGAAGCAGCTTTTTTAAAAATATCTTTAGAAGAGACTAGAGAAATTTTGACAAAAGAGGGTTTGACTGAAATTTTCAAGCAAGGCAAGCAGGAATTTGAAAGGGAAAGACTTCAAGTTAAGATATATTTAAATTTTATGAAACTTTATTCTAATGTCATGAAGCAACTAATTGATATTATTCCAAGCGATATGAAACAGGAAGAAGAGGACGAACTTATTAAGTTTATAAAAAAAGGTAGACTTAATAAATGACCTACATTGAAGAGTATTATCAAAAAATATTAAATGGAGAAATAGTTGCTTGTAGCAGAATTAAGCAGGTGTACAAAAAGCTTGTCCAAGACCTATATAATCCAAAAGGAAATTGGGTTTTTGATGAAGAGCTTGCTAATAGACCTATCGAGTTTATAGAGACTTTTTGTAAGCAAGCACAAGGTAAGTTGGGTGAACCTTTGAAACTTGAATTATTCCAAAAAGCCAAGCATCAAGCTGTGTGGGGTTTTGTTGATAAAGAGACTAGGTTTAGGAAATATCAAGAAGTACTTGATATTCGGGGTCGTAAAAATGGCAAGACTACAGAATTGGCAGCGGATGAATTATTTATGTTAATTGCAGATAATGAAGGTTCGCCAGAGGTTTATAATATTGCAACTAAATACGAACAGGCACAAAAAGGGTTTAAAGAGTGCTACAAAATGGTACAGCAATCTAAAATTTTATCTAAGCATATTAAAAAAAGAAAATCAGACCTCTATTTTCACGCTAATTATGGTTTTTTACAGGCACTTGCTAGCAATAGCAATGGGCTTGATGGATTAAACTCGCATATGGTAACTATAGATGAATTGGCAGCTATAAAAAATAGAGATATTTACGACCTAATGAAACAATCTATGGGTGCAAGAAATCAACCCCTTTTAAATTGCATTACCACAAATGGTTTTGTGAGAGAGGGTATTTTTGATGCACAATATGAGTATGCTTGCAATGTTTTAGATGGAAAAATAAAAGATGATAGGTTTATAGCTTTTATTTATGAGTTAGACGATAAGGATGAATGGGACAGAGAAGAATGTTGGATAAAAGCTAATCCAGGTTTAGGGACTATAAAAAAGCTTGATTTTTTAAGAGATTGTGTTAATAAAGCTAAGGCAGACCCAAACTTTAAGCCTACTGTCATGGTGAAAGATTTCAATATGAAAGAAAATTCTGCGACTGCTTGGTTAAGATGGGATGAACTAAACAATGAAACTAAATTCAATGCAGATGAAATGGGATTTAGATATGGAATAGGTTGCTTTGACTTAGCTGAAACTACAGACCTCGCATCTGCTAAAGTTTTGTTAAGGAAAAGATATGATGATAATATTTACGTTCTTTCTATGTACTGGATTCCATTTGAGCGATTAGAACAAAAAACTGATGAAGATAAAATTCCGTACATTTTATGGGAAAAGCAAGGTTTGTTAAGAATCTGCGAAGGAAATAAAATAAATCCATATGACATCTTGCGATGGTTTAGAGAAATCAAAGAGGAGTATGACATTTATATTCCATGGATTGGGTTTGACCCTTGGCATGTTGACTCGAGTTTGCTGTTGGCTTATGAGAATGAGTTTGGAAAAGATTCTATGATTAAGGTTAGGCAAGGGGCTTATACTTTATCTGCTCCTATGAAAGAATTAAGAGCTGATTTAAAAGCTAATAAAGTTATTTATAATAATAATTCTATTGATAAATGGTGCCTTAGTAATACAGAAATAAAAACGGATATAAATGGAAATATACAACCAATAAAAGGTGTTGATAGGCGAAAACGTATTGATGGAGCTGTATCTTTGATAATTGGTTATGTTGTTCTGAAAGAAAAAATGTCAGAATATGAAAACATGATTTAGGTGAGGGGGTGAAAAATGAATATATTTAAATCTAAGAAGAAAAATAAAGAAGCTCCTGGGAAAGTTGCTATAGAGCTTATTACAGATTCGGGAAACGGGTTTTATAGTTGGTGCGGCAATTTATACAGAAGCGACATTATAAGAAGTATTATACGACCAAAAAGTAAAGCTGTTGGCAAAATGACAGCTAAACATATTAGAAGTAATGAGACTGAATTTAAGACCAATCCGGAAATTTACATTAAATTTTTGCTTGAAAATCCTAATCCATTCATGAGTGGTCAAATACTTCAAGAGAAAATGGTTACTCAGTTAGAACTTAATAGTAATGCTTTTGCTGTAATTATTAAAGATAGTTATAATATACCAATTCAGATTTACCCTCTTAACGCTTTAAATGTTGAAGCTATTTATGAAGATGAAGTTTTGTTTTTGAAATTTTCGCTTAAGAATGGGAAAATAGTTACTTATCCATATTCGAACATAATTCATCTAAGAAAAGATTTTAACGAAAATGATTTATTTGGAACACCTCCAACTAAAGTGCTTGAGCCGCTTATGGAAGTTGTAAACACAACAGACCAGGGAGTCGTAAAAGCTATCAAAAATAGTAACACAATCAAATGGTTATTAAAATTTAAAACAGCACTTAGACCCGACGACATAAAGAAAGAGGTCAAGGAATTTGAAAAAAATTATTTGCAAATAGACTCAGACGCAGGCGGAGCTGCTGCAACTGATTCGAAATATGATGCTGAACAGGTCAAAGCTGAGAGTTATGTTCCTAATGCTGCACAAATGGATAAAGCAATACAGAGATTATATTCGTTTTTTAATACAAATGAGAAAATAATTCAAAGTAAATATACAGAAGACGAATGGAATGCTTATTATGAGTCTGAAATTGAACCAGTTGGATTGCAATTATCTAATCAGTATACAGAAAAACTTTTTACTAGAAAAGCTCGAAGCTTTGGAAATGAGATAATTTTTGAAGCTTCTAATTTACAGTATGCAAGTATGTCCACTAAATTAAACTTGGTTCAAATGATTGACAGGGGTTCACTTACTCCGAATGAATGGCGTAAAATAATGAACCTTTCGCCAATAGAGGGTGGAAACAAGCCAGTTCGTCGCTTGGATACTGCTGTTGTGGAAGGAGGTGAGTAAAATAAATGGCTAATGACAATTTAAATGAGTTTTTAAAAATCAAAAACTCAACAGAAACAAGTTCAAGCCTCTATTTCTATGGAGATATTGTTTGTGATGAGTGGGACGCTTGGACAGAAGAAGACCAGTACCCACTTTCTATTAAAAACTTTTTAGCGACTGAACAAGGAAAAGATTTAAATATTTATATTAATTCCGGTGGTGGGTCTGTATTTGCGGGCATGGCAATATATAATATACTAAAAAGACATGAAGGGTTTAAAACTGTTTATGTGGATGGTATTGCTGCAAGTATTGCGAGTGTTATAGCATTAGCAGGTGATAAAGTTGTAATCCCCGAAAATGCTTATTTTATGATTCATAAACCTTGGTTGGGTTTATTTGGTGCTTATAATTCAGACAAATTAATTAAAGCATCACAAGATTTAGACAGGATAGAAGAAGGCATTTTAAATGTGTATAAAGATAATTTGAGAGAAGGAATTGATATTGAAGAAATAAAAGAAAAGCTAAGAGAAGAAACTTGGTTCACTGGTAAAGAAGCATCAAATTATTTTAATTTTGAGGTTGATGAAAAAAAAGAAGTTGCTGCTTGTGTGAGTGATTATTTTGATAAGTACAATAAAATGCCTAACATTTTAAAAAGTAAAATAGACAAAGATAGTAATAAAAAAGAAAATAATAATAAAAAAAGAGTTCAGCTAAGGCTGGACTTATTAAAATTAGGGGGTTTAAATGACTAGAGAAGAATATTTTAAGAAAAGACAAGAAATGATAGACGAAGCACAAAAATTACTTGATGATGAAGTTGGGGAGGAAGGAGCAGGAGAGGAAAATACTGAAGAAGCTGAAAAAATAGCTAATAGGATAAAAGCTTTAGACGAGGAATATGAAAGAAATGTAAAAGCTAGGGCGAATTTAAAAGCATTGCAGGATAATGTCAAAATCGACCCTACTATTTTTAATTTAACTAATAACAAAGGTAAAATAGAAGGTATAGAAGACACAACTGTTAAGGATAAACAAGAACAATATAAAAATGCTTGGGCTAAAGATATGTTAGGAAAGCAGTTAAATTCAGAAGAACAGGAGATATTTAATAGTATTAACTCAGCATATAGAGCGGAAGTTCAAACAAGCGAAAATAATACTATTTTAATTCCTAAAACTGTTGCTTCGGGTATATGGAAAGAAATTGGTGACATGTATCCGTTATTCGGAGATGCTTCTCCAACTTTTGTAGCAGGTGATTTGACGATTATAGCAGAAGAAGATGGTGGTGATGATGCTGCGTGGTATGATGAAGAAACAGAAGTTAAAGAGGATGGTTATAAGCTAAAGGAAATAACCTTAAGAGGTTGTGAGCTTGCAAAAGATATAACTGTGTCGTGGAAATTGAAAAAAATGAGTATTGATGAATTTGTTCCATATATAACTAGTCTTTTAGCTGAAAAAATGGGTGCAGCATTGGCGAAAGCGATTGTAGATGGAAAAGGAAAACCAGGGGAAAGTGATTCTTTTAAACCTCAGCCGCTTGGAATAAAAACTGCTTTAAGCAAGGAAGCTAGTAAGGCACAAATAATAGAATATACTGATAAGATAGCTTATACAGATATAACGAAATTGATGTCTGTTTTAAAGAAATGGAGCAATGGAGCTTGTATTTATGCTAATAGCACAACTATATGGACACAATTAGCTGAAATATTAGATACAACTGGAAAGCCTATTTTTATCCCTGACGCTGCAAATAGTGACGGAGTTGGAAGGATGTTTGGCAGGGTTGTTAAAATGGATGACAGCATGGCAGATGGTGAGATTCTTGCTGGAAATATAGCGAAAGGTTATGCGATAAATATAAATGAGAATGTAACTTTATATACAGATGAACATGTAAAAAGTAGAAAAACAGATTATTTAACTTATTCATTAGTTGATGGCAATGTTATAAGTAATAAAGCTTTTGGTATGATAGTTAAAAAAACTAGTGCAGTTGCGAAGTAGGTGTTTTGAATGATTGTATCATTAGAAGAAATAAAAGAATATTTGAGATTAGAGGCAGATTATAAAGAAGATGATAATCTGCTTTTGTCTTTTTTGAAAGCAGCGGAAGAAGATTTGGAAAATCGAACAGGAAAAGTTTTTAATGAAAATAACAAATCTGAGCTTGTTGGCTTATATATAAAAATGTATTCTGCAGAGCAGTACGAAAAAAGAGGGGCAACAGAAAGTAATAGCGAAAAAGTTAGATTTGTTTTAGAAAGTATAATATCTCAAATTTCTATATGTAGTAGGTACTAAAATGGACGTTGGAAAATTAACTCAGAGAATAAAAATACAAATTTATGGAGAAATTGAAAACGACATAGGAGAAATTACAAAAGGATGGTCTACGTATAAAAAACTTTGGGCTAACAAATCGTTGCTTAGAAATAGTAATAATTATGTGTTAGATAAAGAAAATATAGAGTATTCTTACAGATTTAAAATAAGATATAGGACTGATATAACAGAAGCTATGAGAATAGTTTGTAATGATGTTGTCTATGATATAAAGCATGTAAATAATATAAAAGAGCTAAATAAATATGAAACAAATATTGATTGTATTCTTTATAAAGAAGGTGTTTACAATGAGTAATACAGATTTTAATATGAATGGATTAGATGATTATACAAATAAACTATTTAAGCGTATTGTAAAAGAATACCCCAAAAAAGCTGAGAAACTTATGAATACTAGCTTAGGGAAGTGCAAAGGAGAAGCTATTGCTAGGACTCCTAAATCAAGTAAAAAGCCTAAGAAGTATAAAAGGGCTAAGCACATGAAAGATAATTGGAAAACTAAAGTGCAGTCTAAAAATGGGAATTGCACAGGTGTTTTAAAAAATGATTCTCCACACGCACATTTAATAGAAAATGGTTGGGCAACAAAAAATGGAGGCTATGTTGAAGGGAAACATATGTTGCAACAGACGATGGAGCATCAGAGAGTGAAAATTGATAAAAGGATAGAGAAAATGGTTGATGAAACCTTTAATCTTTAGAGGGGGTAAGAGTGTTAAAAATTGTTTCTGTAAAAAAAGCTATAGTTGAAAAGCTTAAGTCTTTAAATATAAAAATAGTTGCAAATGAAATAAGAAGCGGGTTTGAAAAGCCTGCTTTTTTTATTCAAATTATTCCTGTTGAGATGTCTAGTGACCCGAATTTTTCGAACAGCACATTACTTATTAATATACATTATTTTTCTAAAGAAAAGACAGAGTTAGAAAATTTAAAAATGATTGATAAGCTTAATGTATTGTTTCAAGATTGTATTTTAGAGATTGACGGGGGCGAATTGACTATAGAAGAAAAAAGTGTAGAAATATATGAGAATGTTTTACAATACAAATTTAATTTGCAAGTAGTTGAAATTATAGAAGAAGACGAAAGCAAATATGAGCTTATGAAAGAGCTTGAAATGAATATTTAGAAGGAGGTTTTAGTTTGGGATTACCAAGTGCAATAATTGAGTTTCAAAGGCGTTCAAAGACTGTTAAATTTAGAAGTCGAAGAGGTGTTGTAGCTTTAATACTTAAAGATTCAACAGCTATAAAGAAATCTTATTCTATCAATTTTTTAACAGATATAAACGAAACTGAATTTACAAAAGAAAATTATGATTATATAAAGCTTGCATTTTTAGGAAAACCTAGCAAGGTTATTATTGAAGTTATTAATGATTCAGTTGATTCTGAAAGGTCTTTAGACGATGCTTTGAAGGCTTTAAGGGAGAATAAATTTAACTATTTAGCTATTCCTTTTATAAGTGAAGAAGTTGACAAAACTAAAATAGTTAATTGGATAAAAATAGCTAGAAGGGAAAAAGAGATATACAAAGCTGTGTTGCCAAGCGTTAATAATGCTAACGAGAAAGCAATTATAAACTTCACAACAGCAGGGATAAAAGTTGGGGAAAAGTCTTATACAACAGCAGAATATACAGCTAGACTGGCAGGTATTTTGGCAGGTATATCACTTTCAGAGAGCTGCACGTATTTTGCTTTAGATGAAGTTACAGAGATAGAACCTGCTGAAAATCCTGATGAAGCTGTAGAAAAAGGTAAATTGATTTTAATAAATAATAATGGAATAAGGATAGCTAGGGGTGTAAATTCATTAATAACTTTAAGTAAAGAGGATACAGAAGACTTGAAGAAAATAAAAATAGTTGAAGCTATTGACATGATACAAGATGATATTCTGCAAACCTGGAACGAGAATTATGTTGGGAAAGTAACTAATAAATATGATAATAAAATATTGTTTTTATCTGCTGTAAACAATTATTTTAAAGAGCTGCAACGTGATGAAGTACTTGATAATAGCCAAGAAGCTTATGTACAGATAGATATAGAAGCACATAAAAAATATCTAAAAGAAAAAGGAATTGATTATAGTGAAATGACTGAACAGCAAATAAAAGAAGCTAATACGGGTTCTTACGTTTTTGTAGAAGGAAATATTACCATCACTGACGCTATGGAGGATTTGAAATTTAAAATATATATGTAAGAAGGTGAGTAGATGAGCAAAGAAAATATCGTAGGAAGTAGTCAAATTTCTGGTACATGGGGAAAGCTTTGGTGGGATGGAACTTTAATTGCTGAGGTGCTTAGTTTTGAAGCTAAAGTTACAGCAAATAGAGAAGAGATTCAGTTTGGAATGAGTAAAGATTCTAAAATAACATCGATAAGTGGCGAAGGGACTGTAAAACTTGGAAAAGTGTATTCCAGGGGGAAGAAAAAATTATTGGAAGCTTGGAAAAAAGGAGAAGACCCACGAAGTACACTTACAAGTAAGATAAAAGACCCTGGTACACCTGGAAAACAAGCTGAAACAGTTACTATTAACAATGTTTGGTTCAATGAATTAGCTTTGGCGCAATTTGAAAAAGGTGGGAAAATCGAGGAAGAGCTGAGTTTCGGATTTACTCCGAATGATTCTGATATGATGGACGAAATAGAAGAAATTTAAGGATAGTTTTTACTATCCTTTTTTATATAAATATAGGAGGATTTTAAAATGGAAAATAAAAAAGAAATGATAACAATAGAGGATATTTTAAGAAGAAAAGAATATTTTGCAAAAAAAAGCGAAGAAACTAAGCAATTATACATTCCTTCACTTGGCGGAAATATAGAGATTGCAAAACCGGATAGAGAGCTATGCATTGATGTTACAGAAATGGAAAACTCAATCGAAAGTGATAAGTATTTTGTTTATGAGATAGTTAAAAAGCCAAATTTAAAGAGTGAAAAATTGCATACAGAGTTTGGGTGCAAAGATAATCCTCTTGACATAGTCGATGTATTGTTTGAGACAGGAGAAATTGCTGATATTGCAAAGATTGCTGCATCATTCGCGGGATTTGGTGTTGTGGAAGAGGTTGAAGACTTAAAAAACTAATTAAAAGCGATGTTGAAATGCAAATGATTAGCCATTACTTAGAAAAAGGTGTTGATTTGGACAAATTGACTAATTTAAATATAATAGAAAGAAATTTTCGCATCGCTTGTATGCTATATGAAGAAGAAGAAAAAATAAAACTTATTTCTGAGCTGATAGGAGCTGTGTTTGGGGGTGTAAAAAATGGCTAGAAGGCATATAAGTGCAGTTATATCTCTAAAGGACAACATGAGTGCGACTATGAGAGGGATTAGAAGAGAGCAAAAACAATTTCAAAATGAAGTTAGGCGGACACGTAACGAGATGCGTTCGGCGAGTAGAGAGCGTATGCGTATAAGAATGGATGCGACACCAGCACACCGAACTATACAGAATTTAAGACAAAAACTTGCACCTCTTCGAACTAAGCTTGTAAAAGCTGTTGTTATAAAAGATTTAGCGACTGAAAAGATAGAAAGAATAAAATCGAACGTAAAATCTTTTGGAAAATTTATCGCAAGACCAGCTATAAAATTAAAAGATGAAACAAAAGGAATGATTGATAAAATAAAAAATCGACTTACTAGCTTATCAACTATTGTTCCTGTTGGGGCTGCGATAGGGGCTGCGGGTATGGCTGTTAAAAGCGGTATGGAACTAGAGCAACAACAAATAAGTATGCGTCACTTCATGGGAGTTGGAAATAAAGGAAAATCTAGCAAAGAACTTGACGGAATGAGCGCAAGCTATTTAAAAGATTTAAGAAATAATGCAAATGCGACGCCATTTGAAACTGGAGAAGTTATATCAGCAGGAACTCGTTCCTTGCAAATAGCGGGTGGAAATACAAAAGATGCTATGCAGATGGTAAAATTAGCTGAAGATATGGCAGCACTAAATCCAGGCAAGAGCGTCGGGGATGCTATGGAAGCACTTGCGGACATGAACATTGGAGAAATGGCAAGACTTACGGAGTTTGGAGTTAAGGCAAGCAGTACAGACGACCCAAAAGAAGTACAAAAGAAGCTTGAAACAATGTATAATGGTGGAGCTAATAAGCTTGCAGAAAGTGGTTCGGGACTACTTTCTACGATAATGGGTAAATTAAAATCTAATATTGCAGATATTGGACTTGGTATGTTGGAACCTTTAAAACCTGTTATGACTGGCTTAATTGGCTTTATAGACCAAGCTAGCCCTAAAATATTAGAAGTAGGTACAAAAATAACAGCCGGAATAGGTATGGCGATTGGGTGGATACAGCAACAAATGCCAACCTTGGCTCCGATTTTTCAAACAGCTTTTGGAGCTGTATCTTCGATTGTATCAACTGTTGCCCCAATAATCGGTCAAGTCATAGGAGCTTTAAGCCCTATTTTTATGGGACTGCTTTCTGTGGCTTCGTCTGTATTAGCAGGGATTGCTTCTGCTGTTAAAACTGTAGCTCCTGTTGTAAGTTCTTTAATTTCTAAATTAGCACCAATTTTCAAAAATGTTGGTGATACCTTAAAATCTATGGGTAAAATTTTTAAAAATGTTTTTGATAGTGTTATGAAAATAGTTAAAAAAGCGTCTGATTATATAAAACCTTTAGTTGATGGAATAACAGGAGCAGCAAAAGGTATAAGCGATGGCGTCAGTTGGGTTGCTGGAAAACTAGCTGGAAATGCAACTGGAACGAAATATTGGTCGGGCGGACTTTCTGTTGTAGGCGAACATGGACCAGAACTTGTATCTATGCCACGTGGTAGCAAAGTTTTTACAAATGCAGAAAGTAAATCTATGATTAATAAAAGTATTCCTAATTTTAGACAAGTGCAAGGAGAAAACACAAATTATAATATAACAATTCCTAAAATTGCTGAAACAATAGTGATAAGAGAAGATGCTGACATTGAAAGAATAACATCAAGTTTAATAAAAAAAATACAAATGGCGAAAATGGGTGGTGTCGTTTAATGGAAATGTGGCTTAGACAATCGAATGATGCCTTTAGATTCCCGATATTTCCAGCCTCTTTTGAAATAAGCGGAAATATAAATACAAGTACAACAAATGTACTAAGGCTCGGAGAAGTAATTATCTGTGGTGGTACAGGACTTAGAACAACAGAGATAAGCAGCTTTTTCCCAAGTAGACAATATCATTTTTGCAATTATAAAGATTTTCCCCAACCATATGATTGTGTAAATAAATTAAAAAGGTGGATGGAGCAGGGGTTAATTTTAAGGTATATAATAACTGAAACTGATGTGAATATGGAGGTTATTATTGAAAGCTTCAAACATGGCAAGCAAGATGGCACAAACGATGTTTACTTTACACTAAGCTTAAAAGAGTATAAAAGAATACAGATACCTAGCATAAATTCCTCAGATGGGAAAATAGAAGTGGTAAAAAATGTACCAGTTACAAAAGGTTTTGAAACTGGAAAACAAAAAACACATAAAGTCGTTAAAGGTGATAACCTTTGGAGCTTGTCGCAAAAATATTATGGAAATGGGGATTTATACGAAAAAATTGTTGAAGCAAATAAGGAATTAATTAAAACAGCTGACATAATAAAAGAGGGTTGGGTGTTAATAATTCCTTAGCTTGGAGGTGATTTATAATTAACAATATAAAGTTAAAGGTACACATAAAAAGTGGTAATATCTATGATATAACTGATATAGTTGAAAAAGTAACTTGGAGTGGTGATTATAAGTCACCATCAAGGACATTAGAATTTTCTATAGTACAGTCAGCTTCTGATATTAACTTTCAGCAAATTAATATACCAATAGCTAGTACAGTCTGTTTCTATGTAGATGAGAAAGAACTCTTTAGAGGAATGATAATTAATAGGTCTAAAGATTCAAGCAGTAATGAAATTAGTTTTGTATCTAAAGATATGGGATTTTTACTTACACAAAGTGAAGTGTCATACAATTTTAAAGATAAGTTAGTTGAAGACATAGCAAAGCAAGTATTTGCTGAAAATAGGCTTTCAGTTGGAACAATAGCAAAGACCAATGTCAAGTATACAAAGATGTTTATAGGAGTAAATGGTTATGACACAATAATGAGTGCATATACAGAGGCAAGTAAAAAGACAAAGAAAAAGTATATGATAGAGGCTAATTTAGATAAGTTTAATGTTATTGAAAAAGGAACTGTTACATTAAGTGTTATGTTTGAAGAGGGATTTAATATTATAAATACCACCTTTTCGGAGAGTATGGAAAATGTAAAAAATAAAGTAATAGTGGTAGACCAGTATGGAAGTAAGATTAGCGAAAAAATAGATAATGAAATTTTTAAGGAAGTAAATGTAATAATGCAAAAAGTAATTCAGCAACAAGAAAATCAAGATGTAGATATTGATAGCGAGTTTAATGGGATAGAAAAAAGCTGTTCTCTTAAAGGTTATGGAGATGTAAGTTGTATAACTGGTAGAGGAGTAAAAGTTAAAGATTCTTATACAAAGCTTGTAGGACTATTTTATATAGATACAGACAAACATACTTGGCAAAATGGAGAGTATCAAATCGAGCTTGAACTTAATTTTCAAAATCTTATGGATGAAAAGTCAGCAGGACAGGATGAACCTAAGGAAGAAAGTAATTTAGGAGGAGAAGATTATGTAGGAGGGACAGAATTTTCTGCTATATTTACAGCATATTATCCTGGACCTGGTATAGAAGGTGGAGATACAGACTGTAGAGAGAAAAAGCTTAATCCTTCTAAAAAGACATGTGCTGCACCTATGGTTGGAGCTTATGAAAAATCTTATTATACAAAAGAGTTCCTATCAAAACACCCATTATTTAAATATGGTGATGAAGTAAGTATTGTAACAGGAGTTTCTGGACGTGATGGAGTCTATAAAGTAAATGATAATGGTTCTGCTATAATTATAGAAAAAGATGGAACTTATCATATCGATGTTTTAGTAAAAAATGCAGAAGAAATGAAAAGATTTGGAAAAAGAAAAGGAAAAATTATTATCGGTGGTTATTCTGGTAATGCATCCAATAAAGCTAAAATAGTAATATCAGAAGCAAAAAAACATCTAGGTAAACCTTATAAATGGGGTGGAAATGGACCAAGTAGTTTTGACTGTTCTGGTTTAATGGTCTATTGTTTTAAAAAAGTTAATGTTAGTTTACCAAGAACATCAAATCAACAATCTAAAAAAGGCAAGAAAGTAGAACAAAAAAATCTTCAAGCAGGAGATTTAGTATTTTTTCATAATCCAGTCAGTCATGTTGGACTATATATAGGTAATGGAGAATTTTTACATGCTCCACAAACGGGTGATGTAGTTAAAATAAGTAAGTTAAGTAGTAGAAGAGATTTTAATACAGCCAGGAGAGTATTATAAAAGGATGGTGATATAATGGCTAATCCAATAAATGAATTTATAGGAATAATAAGAGAAGAAGGAAAGCATCATAATCAACCTTCTTTTTTTATTGGAAAAATAAAAAGTAAATTGCCAGATTTAAAAATAGAGACAAATAACATCATATTAGAAAAAGAAGATATTTTGATAGATAGTTGGATGCTTGATAGACAGCTAGAAACATTTGATACAGAAACAAATCAAGAACACCAGCATGAAGTAAAAAATCCTTTTATAGATAACTTTGAATCTGGGGATATGGTAATAATGTTTAGAATAGGCGAAAAATTTGCCGTTGTAAGTAAGTTGGTGAGCTTATAATGAGTACAATATTTCCTTTTATAGGTGTCCCAGAGGATTATATCTTACCTAAAACAGAAGAATTGCCAATCTTTCGTGAAGTG